GATATTCTTGCCAAGATTCAGCCCTGCACCGATGCCACCGAAGATATTGCCAATACTCTGCTGTGATGCGGCATTCTGCTGATTCACATTCCCAAGCCTTGCAGCATTGATCGCATTGGCAAGGTTTATCTGGCTTGTCTGCGAATTAAACAGGTTGCCAGTGGTCGCATTCTGAGCAGCAAGCATATTCGCAATATCGCTCTGGCTAAGCCCGCCAAAAGCATTCAGCCGGGCCAAGTCCTGCTGTAACGCCTGATTAGCGAGATTCTCTGCTCCTACAATTCCCTGATTCTGCAAAGCATTTCTCTGGCGATTGGCTGATTCCTGGAATAATTGGTTAGCCAAGATGCTTCCACTGGAGCCAACCGTTCCTTTTGCGCCCTGAGATGCGTTAAGCGCGTTCTGCTGCGTTGTTAATGCGTTCTCCAGCGTAGGAGACCTTGCCTGAATAAAAGCGTCTCTAAAGGCATTTAAGCGCGCCGGGTCAATCGCAAGACCATTAGCAGTCAGTCCGGCAAGATTCTGATTGGCGGAGTCGATTGCAGCCTGCCTTGTCGGGTCTTGATTGAAATTGAATCCGGTAGGGGTAGCTGTGCCAAGCGTGCCCTGAAACTGATTGATTGTCTTAGGCGCAACAAGCGGAACAGTTTTCTTTTTCCCGCCAAACATTCCGCCGAGCGCGCCACCGGCAATTCCGCCTATGGCCCCGCCGAGCGGTCCAAATGCTGCTGTTCCTGCTGCCGTACCTAAAGTTGACCCTAATCCTTGAGTGTCAGCCATATCAATCTCCTATCGCATGAATCTTCATGCCATCTAATTTCTCTGCTACTACGTTCCTTGAGCTTTCAGCAGCGTGGGCTACCGACTTCACTTCCCTTGCGTTCTCAACCAGAAGAATCGGTGTCCATGCGATTGCACATGCCCATTCATCCATCGGCTGACCTGTCTGCGGGTTCATGCCCTGAAGTTTTGTGTACCATGCACAACGATGAATCTCACCATCAACCGCCTTTTCACAATCAGACCCAAGCGGGCAAGTAAGTTTGGTTTTCATCAGTCTTTCGTTATGAGAATCATCTTGGCAATAAGCGGAACCCAAGAAGTCAAAGTATGGGTATGGCCTCCGCCTCCGCCTGCGGAGGATGATGCTGTTAGCGTCCCGCTTAAAGCAGAACCCGTTGAACCCGTTACTCCGGATGAACCGGCAACATCATGTGAATAATTATGCGTATGGGCAGGCATTTCAGTTGTTGTCAAAACATGGGAGCCGGTTGCCGTTGCCGGAACACCCAAAGATGCGCCATTAGTACCAGCAGTAGAGCCGCCTGCACCGGAAACAACTGTAAGCATGTAATCATTCAGGCTTGTATCCTGCGTCCATCCCGTAGGGGCAGCCGACATATAAGCAGGAATCTTAACACCGGCAGTAAACGCATAATGTTTCACATCTTGCGCCTGAATAGCTTTTGTGGTTTCACCCGTTGCGGCAGCGGCAGGAACGACAATAGCACCTGAGAACGTGCCGCCCGTCTTATCCATCTTGGTTGCTGATGCTGTTGCAACAAGGGCGAACTCTGTATCCAAAACAGCAGGGTCGGCAGGCGTAGTGCCTCGTAACGCTGTGAAGCTCTGGCTTTTGCTGTAATTACTCATCGTAAACCACCTTCATTAAAATATATTTCAGTTGCCGAGATTTTGAATTGGGTTATGTTCGGGTTTGTTAGCCTAATGCTCAACAACTCAGAAAACCCTCGAATGGGCACTCTTTCATCACCTGTGAATAAAGTTGTGCTACCAGCCCATGACGGGCCTGTAGTCGCGGTCCCCCATGCCCTTCTAGGGTCAGTAGATGCCGTTTCACTCCATATCATAGATGTAGAAGTATCTGTAGGAATTGCAGGGGATAATGTGATCGTGAACGATTCGCTTTGTGTCTCATCCAAATCAGGCCATATTTCCATCGTAACCGTATCGGCATCTTCACCCTGATAAAGAAGTTCAACCCTGTTCCATCTTGCGCGCACTTCTTTCGAGTCGGTTCTTATCGGAGATAATTGCCATACCAGAGGAATTGCAACGGCAGTTCCGCCATTTATCGTATCGGAATAGACTGTATCATCCATCTTATGCAGTCTTGTATCAGCGAGATATAAATTCCCATCGTCAGTTTTCAGATAAGCAGGCTCAAGTCCAAACCAATACACCCACGAATCAAACAATTCATGGTAAACAACCGTTCTGTTTCCGAATCGGCAAATATAAACCCCGAACTTGGCTGCAAATGCTGAACGGAAATCAGCCGTTAATGCATTGCCAGCCCTCATCTCGCTCATAATAAAATTGTTAATCGGAATGGATGCATCTTCTGCCGCAGCATCACCCTGAACCAAGACTTCCCTCAACTTCTTGAATCCGAATTGAGAAAGGAAAATCATATCATTGCCGGTCCCCTGAATCGTATCATGGGAAACGCAGCCAATTCCATGTATAACTTTCTGAACAGAAAACGTAGAAGGCGTTGCAGGGTCGCTACCAGAATAAAAGATAATCACATTATTACAAAACACGACAAGCATGCCCTGAAAGGTTGCCAGCCCTGTTACAATTTGGCCTGTACCAACCGCACCTGAAATATCAAGAATCCCGCCCGGTCCTGTTGTGGTCCAAACAGCAATGCCCGAACCAGAACCGCCGATTGTGTCCGAGAAATAGACCGTAGCCTGTTGAGACGGGTCGCCAGCACCATACATTCTTCCGTTATAAGTGGTAAATATATTCATCGGATTAGCCCCTGTGGGCGTATTCCATGAACCGTTGTAATACCTTGTCGCTACTGCATCCCCTACCATTGTCTGTCCGGAAATCTGTGCTGTCCGTGGGCGCGAACTAAATACAGACCCAAGCGAACTTGACCACGTTGTTCCTGACAATGAATAAATCGTACCATCGTCCGACCATGAAAAGATTGTAGAAGCACCTGACAAAGCCAGATGCTCAAACAATGTCTTGATATTGCCGCCAGGAGCACCATCGTCAAATGTAGTCTGTCCGGGCCTTCTGTTTAATTCACCCGACTGATCGAACCATACGTTTTCCAACTGTGGTGCGAAATCGAATCCAAGTTCCCTGATAGGTGTGATTGTATTCAGCCCCTTTACGGGAGGGCTGATGCGCTGGACTTGCAGGCTCATTGATAAGAGTCCGTTTCGACAGCAAACACCCGATTTGAAAACACCGACATTTTCTTCATATTAAGATGATTCTTGAACAGCGAAGCATACCCCCTGTCAAGCCCATCATAAGCATCCAGATGCATCAATGCTCCATACGCAAGGATATCATCGTCAAACTCGGTTGTTCCGGCATCTACAGTCGAATCGAATCTCGAAGCCCTTTGGTATGCCGACATATTGATAACATCACCACTTGCAGGAATAGGATATATTTCCACCTCTGCCTTGCCGGTAGAAGATACGCGCCTGACAAACCATAACGGTGAGCCTGTCACCGTAGCGGCTTTCTTGGCATCAAACAGAACAGGGGTTAATTCATCCAAAAGCTTCTGCGCTGCAATCCATACAGACACAGGTCCATCCTCCCTGATATTCTGTGAACCCGTGAAATCAAAGATGCCACTTATACCATCCCCTGTACCTTGGGCATCAATTCTCAATCGCGGCCAGTTAGCGGCCTGTTCAACATCTCCAATCGTCTGATTCAGGAAGTCTGTAATCCTCTCTGCAATGAGTGAACCTGAAACTGTGGTTACTTCTTTTGCATCGCCTGTGGTCCTTAAAACACGATTGACAAGATTCAATAAGGTATCACTCATTTCTTCTCCTAGATTGCAAACTCAGGGCGCATTCTTGAAAACTCAATCAAAAACCCCCTGTCGTTCCAGCATTCAGGACCAAGTTCATCACAATACTTCTGATAAACATAAGGCGGAATACTAAGCATCAACTTGGCAGACCTGTCCTCAGTCCAACCCTTGTTTCCCTGCCTTTCCTGATGAACAAGTTTCGCAAGCGGCTCATTATCTTCAATGGCAGTAAAAACAATGTTTCCTCTGGCATCGGTGATAAGATTCTTTTGAACTATCATATTATCTCCAAAAAAAAGGAGGGGCCGAAGCCCCTCCCAAGATTATGCCCTTATGCCAAGGACAAACCGAACAAAGTGCCGGAAGCCTGCTCATCCAAAGATTCAAGGCAGAACTCAGCCTCAATCTTCAGATCGCGAGAAGAACCTACCTTTGCCATTTCACGGACATTGATAGGACGCAGGAACGCCGTAGCGAACTTGTCTTCTTCAAGCACAGCAGCCGTGCCAACAGGAATCCAGCGGTCATAGACCATCTTCATCGGCCCGAAATCACTGTCATAAATCTCGACAGAATTCGTGAGCGTCTTGGAGTTGCCTTCAACACGACGGATGCCCTGAGCAAAGCCGGAAACGGCTCGTTTCTGGAAGCCCGACACATAAATAGCGTTCGGATTGCCGCCATTGTCCTTAGCTGCCTGAATAGTGTCATTCAGAAGTGCCTCGGTCATAGCGGCAGGAACGGTATAAATGATGTACGTCGAAGTAGCATCAGGGGTGACATCCCAAGTCGAATTACCAGAGATAGTAGCATCCAGGGTAATTGTATCGGTTGCAATAGCGGCACCAACACGATGCTGGCCCTGACCCGTACCACCGGTGATAAGGATGTGGTCGCCAGCAGTATAAGAACCGCCAGTGGCAGCAGCCATCACCAATGTGGTAGAAGTCGAAGACCTGAGCAGTACCGGTTACATCAGCACCGGACACGGCAGACTGAGACTTCCGGTTAGTGGAAATCCAGTAGAATACACCACCGGAACCGCGACCTGCGGAAGTGGACGTACCGGCAATCTTCGTACCCTGCCAGTGTGCACGCTCCATATCACGGGCCAACTCAATGCTCTTCAACTTCACCTGTTCGGAAAACTCAGACTTAACGCCAGCCTTCAATACGGCTTCCTGAGTTTCAGAAACAGAGGCGGTTGCGTTGACAATCTGGCAATAATTCCCGTTGCGAACGCGGGGAGTTACTGCTGCGAATGTCGTTGCAGCACCTTCAATCTGCCGATTGGCAGCAGGGGTGGCGAGAGCCTGTGTCATCCATTCATGGAGAACACCTGTTGCTTTCTTCTTTTTAATCTGTGACAACAGAGGGGTTTCCTCAACTGCCACGCGGGTCACAACGGGGATCAAGTCTTCTTTGTTACCCAACTGTGTAAATGCGTCTAAAATAGCCATTTATAGCTCCTATCCAGACATGCCACCTATCACATGGTCGAAAACAGCATCGAAATTGCCGCTTTCTTCACCTTTCTTCACTTTCTGTGAATAGGAATCGTTGGTTTTCTGTCTGGTTCTCGAATTTGGTTTTGGTTTAGGCTTAATGCGGGTTTTCGCAATAGCCTTCTTTTCTACAGATGCAATTAAACCATCAAGAATGTTCATACCTTTGGAGACTGTTTTATCAATACTTTGGCCTTCAGAAGCAAGCATTGTAATGATATGCGTCAGCACAACACCCTGCGTCTCATCCTTGAGATTAAGGTGACTGTAATCAGGGGAAATACTATCGGCTTCTGTTTTAACCTGAGAGTAAAAATCCCTGATTGCTTCACTACGCTGCCTTTCATCCTTCATACGCCTTGCCTCAATGACTTCCGGTGATATGCCTTCGATCTTCGGAATATCAACGACTTCATCGAGGTCATCAGCTTTCAGAGATGCCACAAGTTTCTCGAAGCCTTCCTTGTAAACACCTTCCTGAGCCTTCACTACATCCAACTCAGCTTTTACGGTGTCTAGTTCAGAAGCGATGACCTGCCGCTTTTCTCTCTCAGCATGCAAGGCGTTCTTTACGCCATTGTATTGTTCTTCAAAGTCTGTTTCAGATTCATCCTCGGGTGTACCCTCGGAATCTTCTTCCGACTCATCCTCTGATTCGCCTTCGTTCTCCGGCTCATCTTCGGATTCATCTTCCAACTCCCCTTCGCCTTCCGGCTCCGGCTCGTTTTCCGGTTCGTCCTCAGACTTTATCTCTTCTGGTTCTTCAAACGGACTTGATTCTAATTCCATCTTACTGCTCCTTTTTACGCCGGATAAGGCGAATCTGTGCGTTGACGGTGCACGAAGCCTGATTGCTATTTAACGCATAACTGCGAACTGGTCATAAAAAAAGGCCGCCGAAGCGACCTTATTTAAAATTATATATTCTGTGGTTATGCCTTGCGGGTTTTTCCGCGAGGTTTCTTTTCCTGAGAGGCTTTTACGACAACCGGCTTCTCAGGCGGTGTGTTCACTTTCCCCATTTCGTCAATAATCTCGTTAATCTTCTCATGGATTTCTGCGAAACCCGCATGCAAATAATTAGGCTGCATCTTCTCTATCATCATCAACTCCTAAAATAAGTTTCATGTTTTCTTCAATCGCCTCACCATTGGTGATATAGGAATCCAGTCTGGCCTTGATATACTGGACAATTCCTAATTCTTTTCGCACTTCCATCTGCCGGAATACCCTTAACGGGCTGGTCTTCGCCATGTTCAGATAAGCAGCACGCTCCAATTCCTCAATAGCCATGTATAAAGCCGTGCCGAAAACAGATTCAACACCTTTCTTAATCTCGTTAGCGACTTCTAACTGGCGTTCCTGCCCGTCCATGAAGGACGATTCATCAGCAAATGTTTTTACGAATTTCTTTAGTTGACGGGATGGTCTATGCATAACAAGCCTGCTTTGTTATGTTTTCTTTGGCTGTAATTATTTGAAGATTGTTCTCAACATGCAGCCCACTGACAATTTTACCCCTGAGAGGAATTATATGGTCAACATGCCAAGATTGAAATTCACTATTACCACTATATCCATGCGTAATAGCATTCATCCATGAACAAAGCTTATATTTCTTAGCAATAGCTGATTTATCTGCCCACGATACAGTTCTCTCGGCCTTAGATGCCATTCTCCTTGCTTTCTTTGCATTTACCTTATCCTTGTTTCTGGCTGCCCATTCTCTAGCGTGCAATCTCACTATATCAATGTGTTTGTTCCGCCATTCTAAACTATATTTTAATCTTGCCTCTCGATTTTCAGCATAGCTCTTTCTTGCAGCAGCCCTGACTTTATCAATATTTGCTAGTCTCCATGCGGTTACCCTTGCTTTTCTTTTAGCCTTATTATTAGCCCTATAACGTTTTTGTGCTTCAGCAACTTTATCACGGTTATTCATTACCCAAACTCTATCAACAGCCGCCCTATGTTCTTTGTTTTTCTCTTTCCATCGTTTTGTTTGTTCTAGTTCTACATCTCTATTCTCAATATATCTTTTGCGCCTAGCCTTGTTCTTGCATTCACGGCAAATTGATGCAAACCCTAATTTCCTTCTTTTATCTTTAGCCATTTCACTTTCTGTTTTTTCTTTTTTACAAGAAGTGCAAATCATCCTTGTCCTCCTTGTGATTGCTTGGCACCAAAAGCACCGCCGGACAGCGCGACATTCGGCTGTGGTGTCAGTGGGGCAACACCATCTTGAACACCACCCATATCATTTACAATTGGTGAGTTAGGGTCCAGTTGTTCTTTTGGATTAGGAATTACCTCATCCGGATTGAACCCCTGAGCCTCTAACATCGGCGCGATTATTTCATGGTAATTCGCAGCAGGCCCGTAAATGGACTGGATAATAGCCGCTGTGTTGCTTGAATTGGAAATCTGCAAGTCAATCGCAGCCTGATGCTGTCCTGAGCCAACCTTTATCTTATAATCACCTTGCAATGCCTCGCCCATCGGGTCAGGCGATTCAACATCAAGAAACTCAGCAGCCCTTTCAAATATCTCAACCGGAGCAGCCTGTTTTATGGCTCGAATCAGCTTCCTTACAATCGCTTCCGGGCCTGTCATGCCAAAGATTGCAGCGTCGAATCCAACCGACCGCGCCGTTCCTGAGGCTTGAATTTTAGACTGTGTAGCGGTTTCCTTTCTAGGCCCAGGCGCACCTATCTTCTGCGGCGATTCAGCCACAAGAATCTGCATATCATTAACCGTCACCTGTTCTTCCTGATAAGCAGAAGCGGTTACGTCCGGCGGGCGTTCCCATTTGACGGAATTAATATCATTTACAGTGACAACCTTACCGGAAAACGACCTTGAGAATACAGCAGGGTCAACACCTGACGTTGTGCCTACCAGTTTCTCAGGATTCAATACCAGCCCTACATTATCACGTCTCTGGTTTCTGATTGCATTTTCCTCAACATTCAACTGTTGAAGTTTCTGCGGCATAGCCCTTGAAATCGGTTCATGCGGCTTGATATAAATTCTTGAAATCTCAAACGGGAACGGGTCGGTATTATCCGAGTTTGAAAAGTCTATCTCAAGTTCCTGCGGTTCGGATAGGACAACCCTGTCCTCAAGCGTTTCCATTTCCACCGGCACATACCCATCGCCTAAGTCCTTATAAAACCAGAACTTTCTCACTTCAATAAGGCCGTTATCAATATCAACCGTATCAGTAAAAGGGCTCCCTTCCATTGCCCTTTCGTTTTTGACTGTCGAGCCATCCCTTGAGGTGCTTGTTCCGAACTCATATTCTTCAATCTCAGGCCAAAGCCCCTGATCGAACATCTGTTGTGCAAAAGCCTTATCCCTAAAGAACCGGCAGGCACCATATCTTGCATAGCGTAGTTCATCCCATCCAACAGAAGGGTCAATCCTGAAGTCTTCCGGCGGAATCAACTCCAGAACAGGGAATGAGAATAGTTCATTCTCCACTTCCTGAGTCTCGATAACAACATCGCTGTCTTCATCAAGCACTTCCACTACGACATCCTGCTTTTCAACACCCCTTTGCCAATCAATAATCACCGGCGCAAAATTATAGGTCAAAGCATTGGAAGCCGAATTGACAATATAAGCATTCCAGTCAATGCCGCCTGCATTTGAAATATAGTAATTTGTAACAGCTTCGAGAATCCTCGCCCCGTTTTTAGTCGAAGTCATGGTCCTTTTTAACGAAACAGGGTCATCACCACCGAAAGCACTCAAATGGTCAGCCATCTTCGACTGATGGAATCCCTCAATCTTCGGAATGAAAAGGNTNGACTGNCCGGTTTTTCTTGCGGTCACATGCTGTGAATTTACAAGCCTCTCATTAACAGCCCACCTCTGTTCCCACAATTCATGCAACTGAGACGCGCTCTCGCCACTATTATTTTCTGCTTCGTTCAAGAAGTTCATCCATCAATAAGCTACCAGCGAATCAGAATAATAGGCTTCATCTTCGGGAAGGGTCATAATACTCTGTCACTATTTTGTATTTTCTGTGCAAATCTCTGGCTCATAAATGCATACCTCGTAGCGGACATTAAATCGTCCTTCTCTTTCACAATTTCTGAATCTTTCTGATAATAGCTTCTGTATTCCTCAAACCATGCAGGCTGATTGGAGAAAACCTTGAATGTTCCGGACTCCATTGNTGAATACATCGCAGTCAGTCCNGGTTTCACAGCCTTTCCACCACTTCCCTCTTTTTTTCCGGCTAATGGTGGATTGGAAAACACATTCGGAAGCATATTCGCGCCTTCCTCACGATATTGCTGCGAATAACTTACTCCAGAACCTCTATCAGATACAGCCCCGTCATGCGGCCATGCAATCGGGATGTTCTTTATCCGCTTCATTGAAAGCCAATGCTCAGGAATAGTCCTTCCGGATTCACGATAAGTGTCGTAAACATAAGCCGTGCCCGTCTCAGGGTCGATTGCTATAGCTACAAGGGCCGTAGGATGCCCTTCTGTGCCTGAACCGGCGAAATCTATACCTGATATGCGCTTCCACCCCGGGGGGATAGGAAACGGATCGCACATAATCTTTTCTTCGGAAATCGGAAAAATCAAACCCGATCCCAAACACGGGAGGCCTTTCTCGCGCATGTCCCTCTCAAAAGGAAGCAGCCCTGCAAGCCTTTGGGCCTTTGTTTCTTCATCCAAATGCGGTGCATCACTCCATGAAGCCGTTATCAAGGCCTGTTTCTTCTGCAAAGGGATGTTGGTCAAGTCATGGCTGAACAACCTCATCACCTGAGACATACCATCCTCAGGCGTGGCAGTCATGGTGGTGATTCCGCTATTCTTCAATGTTGCCCTTAAACATTGGGAATAAATATCGTAGGGCATTTCCTCATCGCCCCATATCCAATGAACACCCTTCCCCATCCAGACTTCTTTACCCTGCTCGTAAGCCTTGAACATGATCTTTGACCATCTACCACTAACATGCCTTCACTAAAACGCTCTGACAGGCATCAGGGATGCCGTGGTACTTGGTTTGGCGGCCTATTAAATGCTTGGGAATAGCGCCGGTNCCGAATGACTCGATATCACCNGGCTCGCCAAGCAANTCAGCCTGACATAAATCCCTCGTATTAGGAATTGTCTTACCGCCAACCCAACCTACTGTAGATGCGGCGAACTTTCGACCCTTCCACCACTTCGGATATAAGCCTGTTGCGTGATAAGCAGCAAATATGCCACCGGCAAAAGTTTTTCCGGTCTGATTGCCCGCCCGAAGAAGCAACTGCTCGGCTATGAACCCATGCTCGTCCTTCGCGTTAAGAAACTCTTTCTGAAATGGATACGGCTGGAAATACTTTAACCTGTTCTCCCTCTGCCTTCGATCTAACTCATTCAGGTTGTTGTAATATTCTTCAAGCATTATCCGGCCATATATCAACCGCTAAATTCAACAAAACTAACGGAAGCAAGAAACCATCAGGCATGAAAATCAAAAGCAGAACAATTCCAATCACTGAACCGAATATAAAACACAACCAAACAATCTCCAAACCAACCGCAGAAACAATCACAATAACATTCCACAATAACCTGCAAGGCAATAGGATTAGGTTATCAAGCATCCTTCACCGCTCCGGTAGCCCATGCGTGAAGAAGCCTCGCACCCCTTGTTCGCATATCGTTCGGCCTGAATCCCGATAAATGGGACTGCATCTCTTTTACTTTGGTAACTATTTCATCAGGAATAGCTATAGGGCCAATATCAGTTTCATAGAAATGCACATTATTCAAAGCCATTCGTAAACCTTCTGATATTGAACGGGCTTGCATTGTTTCAAAGCAGTCCTGTATTCATCAGGGCTCAACAATACAAACCCATCGCGGGTAGGCCATAGATGCTGTTCAACACTTATTTTGGTGATGGTGTCTGGCTGGCTATTGGCATTACTCAACTTATCTATTCCATCAATTCGTTTATGCATTCTTTACCGCCCTCCAGGCAAGCCAGTCGATATGCAGCCTGCGGATGTATATATCAACGTGACGGGGCGCACCATGCTTAACCCAAGACCATACAGTGCTCTCACTAACACCTAAATACCTTGCAAGCGCAGCCTTGCTGATCTTCATGTCACGCAACATTTCATCCATTTTCACTCCATTATTCAGCCATTCGTAGGAATAAGCGGTACTGTAATGGGAAATATGGAGGGTTGTCAAGCGTAGGGGGCATTGCTGGAACGTTTTTCAAAAAAAAGTGTATGGGGGGAAGGTACCCCTTATCCGCGCCCGTCGAAGTCGATACCCCGCCCTCTTGCCGGTCGTAAGCCCTTGGAATCATTGAACAAACAGGCATGCCAATGCTATCTGGCGGCCAGGTCATCGCTTCCTGGCTTCCCATAATGCCTGCCTGAGTGGCGCATAACTGCCATTATGTAAAGTCGTGTTTCCTTATTTATCAATGACTTACGGCATTTGCCATGATTATGCCTTGGGACACCACTACATATAGTGCCGATCTGGCCACGTCACAGTTGGGAAATGGGGCGAAATAAAGGGTTGGGGTGGTGTGTGTGGAGGGGTGGACGCTTCCACATCCCCAAAAGTTCCCCTTTCTTTCTTCCTTCCCTTGCTTCCTTTCTCCCATCCCTAACCTTTCTTGCACGCCATTGGTCACGCTTACTGCAAGCCTTATAGCGATATTGCTAGGTACTCTAGGCTATCCGGTGGCCTTAACGTCGCTTAGCGTTGATTCTGTGGCTCCGGTTTTGGGCAATACCGTAACATTTGCAGGATTATCACCTAAAGCCTGTCTTAGCTGCATCTGAACATCTGCTGGCATGGCCTGGACTTG